CTGGGTAATTTGACTGTTGAACAAAAACACCTTATTGCTTTAGTAAATGATTATGACTGTTATGAATTAAAATTTCCAGAAAGTAATAAACTTAACTTTTTGTTTTGGTATAAAAATGGAAACAAGTTACAGAATTTTGTTAATGATTTTGAGCATGGCTTTCATGGATTTACTGACGAGCAAAATAAAATTATAAGTTATCACATTTATAAATTTAAAAAACTTGCTGAAAGTCTAGAATTATATACATGTGATATACCAGTTAGTAAAAAGAAATATACCTTTGTAAGTGCATTCGCAGATCAGTATATTAATGATGTTGCGCAATATGTAATAGATAAGTCTAAATGCGAAGTATGTATGCTAATAAACCTAAAAAGTAAAAGAGTGTATTTTCGTAAAAATGACGGAGTAGATTTAGACTTAGGTAAATTTGCTAAAAAGGTATGCGAAGGTGGAGGACATGAATACGCAGCAGGAGGGGTATTAAATGACGTTATACTTACTTTGAGCAAAAACTTTGTACCAATAAATGGATAACCCATACACATTACTAGAGCAAAAAGATATAACGCACAAATTTTTGAGTTTGTGCAGCTTTGTCTCTGTATGTGAAAATAAAAAAATTAATCTCGCGAATGTTTTTTTATTAATTCTAAAAGAAAAAAAATATAGAACTCTATTTAAAGATATACTAATATTAGAAAGTAATTTTGATTTAGTGAAATTATTTCTACAACATGATCCTTACTTATATAAAAGTAAGTATATTACAAAGTATCTTAAAAAGCATTCTATATCTTTATGAGCGAGTTAACGGTTTACGAGAAAAACATTTACAATACCTACCTCAAAATAAGCCGCCGCGGTAAGGGGTTTAAATATCGTAAAAACTTCGACAACCTTTCTGATGAAAACTTTACTTACATTAAAAAGATAAGTCATATTTTATCCAATAAAAAAATTGACCCGTTTATGTATTTTACGGCTCCGTATGAATTATATTCAGAAGAATATATTAACTTAAAATTCTTTACTACATTTAATGCTATAAGTTCTTACAAAAAATATCTAGAGAACTTGCAGCTTACACAACCTGACCATTCGTACAACTTGACTCAACTACGAAATAGTTTTAAACATATCTACCAGGTTTGCTTTGATAATAACCTTTCTAGCTGTAAAGATTATCTCGGATTACATAAAGGGTTATATCCGCAATACATCTTAGATCTCAAAGATGGTCATATTTGTTACTATTCTTTACTAAGTTTAGACTTGTGTGAAAAAAATATCCAGCTAGAGAAAAATACAGTTGAATTTGTATGTAAAAACTTTTATAATCTCTTGAGCAGTTTGAGATCGAGACTCGTCTTCTCGAAGAAAATCAAACCGTTGAGTATAAAACTAATAAAAACTATAAACAAAATATTAATAACAAATGACAAATAGTATGTTCGCATCAATTAAGGACTCGCTGGCAAAGCCAGCGCAGTCAAGTAGTTCGACTAGCAATATCATGCGGTTGAAGACAGGTAATACCTACACGGTAAGGTTACTACCTTACACCCCTGAGCCTAGTAAGACATTTTTTCATTACTTTTCTCATGGCTGGGTAAGTGAAGCAACCGGGCAATTTCAGAGCTCAATTAGTCCTCAGACTTGGGGTGAGCGTGATCCGATTGCTGAGGCGCGCTTCCGTATCATGAGAACTGGTACTGAAGAAGAGAAGGAAAAAGCTAAGGCTCTTACTCGTAGGGAGCAATGGTTGATTAATGTCTATGTAGTAAAGGATCCTGAAAACCCTGAGAATGAAGGTAAGGTCAAGATTCTACGATTTGGTAAGCAGCTACATAAGATTATTATGGAAGCGATTGAAGGAGACGACGCAGAAGAGTTTGGCGAAAAGATCTTCTCTTATCCTGAAGGTTGTAATCTACGTGTTAAGGTAGAAGAGCAAGGTGGTTATCCGAGTTATGTTACTTCGAGATTCGCTAGCCCATCAGAGATCTCAGGAGTTACTAGTGATAACGTGGGATCTATTTATGAGCAAGCTTTTGAGCTTGATAAGGTGTATCCAGTTAAGTCTTATGACGAGCTCGTTACTATGTTGAACGAGCATTACTACGGTAAAGATGGCGAGTCGACACCAGAACCTGTTAAAGCAACTCCAGCTGCTACAAGTTCTGCAATCGACGACGATGATGACGATATCGACTTTGGGGATGTAGATACCTCTTCGAAGGAAAGTGTTGACTCCGACAAAGTAAAAGAACTACTTGATACGTTGGACTAAAAAGCTAATTAATAACATGAGAGGGAGGGCGACCTCCCTCTTTTTAAAAATTATGGACCCAGATATTGCAAAAGCTATACATACCCTAAACGCACAATCTCACGATTTAAACCAACATATCGTACAGAAGAGCGCTACTATGCAGGCGGTTCCAATGGACCAAACTGTTTACCAAGAAGCAGAGAAAGCTAGGCAACGTATTGCAGAGAGACAAAACCCTCAACAAGTAGTACAACAAGTCCAGCAGCCAGTACAATCCCAACCTGTACCGGAACCTCTCCCTCAACCTGTACAACAGATTGTACAGCAAGACCTGACTCCTCTCATAGATAGAATTACAGCTGTAGAGAAACAGGTTACCAAGTTTGTTAATCTAATCGAAAGAAACGTTGCAAAGAACGCAAAAGAGATTAATATAAGAATCAAATTAAACGAAAATAATGATTCTACCGATTCAAAATAGAGATAACTTTTTAAAAAGTTTCCTCAACCCTATTTCAAGACTAGCTCCTAATTGTACTCTTACTGTACAAGATAAACCAGCTGCAACTCATGATTGTGGTGGATATCAAATGTCTGGACAACCAGACGCCGCTACAGAAGAAATATCTACAGTAGTACATAATAACTCTAATATTTTTTTAAAAGCGAGTTATCAAATAAAAAGAGGATCATCTGACGGGTGTACTTTGTGTTTACCTGATACAATTAAACTAATTAAAATTTTATCCTGTCTTGAGGAAGAAGATTTTAACTTAGAATACAAAGAGAATTGTATTACTTACAATAACGGCAAAGGCAGTAAGTTTAAATATCACTTGTTTGATGATAGTTTAGCTCTAAAGAGTCCGTTTGATTTTGATAGAATAAAACAAATAGAAAACTGGTCTCACTTTACCTTAACAAGAGAGAGAAATAATTCTATACTCAAGGCTTTGCCGTTCGTAACTGAGAATAGCAAAATATATCTTACTAATGAAGATGAAAAGGTATCTGCCGAACTAACAGATAAAAAACTACAAAATGTAGACAGTTATACAGCTTTAGTAGGAGAAGATTTTAATGGAGACAGTATCCCGGGAGAATTAATACTTGATGTAGAATTGTTTAGACTTATATCTACATTGAATTTCGACGAATGTAAAGTATATATTAATAACGAGTTTAAAATGCTTAAGCTCGATATTGTAATAGATAACTGTAATCTAACTTTTGTAAGCACGAGTTTTAAGAATTAATGAAAAAGAATAAAGTTACAACTTGTGGTTACTTTATCAAAAGGCTAAGAGATAATGGTTATATTGTAAATAGAATTTTTAATGATTATTGTCCTTCTGATCCTCGGAGATGGACAATAATGATTGACCCGAAATCCACCGCGCTATACATTACTTGTTATATGAATAAAGATTGGTATGGTGATTTAATGTTCGAACTACACAACGGTAATCAATTTAAAAACCTTCAATTAAAAACAGATAGTATGGAAGTTATTATTACTAAACTTCACGAAAAAAACATACTCCCATAGATTAGTGAATAAAAAAAATACAAACCAAAAAAACTTTGATAGCTTGTTAAAATCAAGCATTAGCGCAGCAGAATCAACAGAAAATAATCAACAAGATCTTTCAGTTATGAATGATTATCTTTCTGAATTTCTTAAGAGCTTTGTTCTATTAGGTTATGATACTAAAGGAGAAAGCGTAGTTATAATCGCTGGTAAATCTGCTCAAGATTATGATGCAATTGAAACTCTTTTGAGAAGAGTAGGTAATATAGACTTTTTCGATACAACACAAGAACAAAAAAATAATCCAGATAGCAATGAGTAAGTTAATTGTAATCGGTGACGGCTACATTGGGAGAAAAATTAAAAAACAACTCTCCGAACGAGTAGATGAATTAGTAATATTAAACGGTCTTAGTTATGAGAATCCTGAAAAGCTTCTCGAAGAGTTTAATTCTATAGTAGGGCCAGAAATTAGATACGCATCAGGAGCAGGTTTTAAAGACCCAATGGATAGGTCGTGGGTTATAAACTGTGTAGGTTATACTGGTAAGCCAAATGTTGATGCATGTGAAGATGAAAAGGAAAAGTGTTGGCAACTCAACGTAACATTTCCAACTTTGTTAGCAAGCTTCTGCTTAAAACAAAACACAAAACTCATTAATGTTAGTTCTGGTTGTATTTACGACGGAGCTAATCCATACGAAGAAGAAGACTGGCCAGACTTTGGTATAGA